GTTTAACTACTTCCAATAATAAATCTAATAATAAATCTCCTGATCCTAAAAAGAAAGAAGAATGAAACGATTACTACTTTTATTGTTTTTAGCTAGTCCAGTATCAGCTCAGGTAACCCCTAACTTCACGCAAGGTTCAATGCAGTCAACAACAACTACCACCATTGATATTGACCGAACCATTGCAACAAATGTATATGGTGGTGCATATTCATCATGGTCTGGAACAAACGTAGTCCCGAGCGGGGACATCGCAGATACCGCTACAACTTATTCAGTCCATACTGCTGGAGATCAATTTCAACTAGAGATTGTAACAAGAGCAGCAGGAAAGATTCAAGACAGTCTAGTAACAGAAACAATCGAACAAGTTACTACTACTACATCCTTATCGGTCTTCTCTCAGTAGTTAACCCAACGTTTGCTAATGAAGAACCAACAGTTAAAAATACATCATCTCCTGTCGCAGCAGCTACAGGTAATGTAACCAATCAGGCGGTGCAATTCCAAAATAATGGTGCACCGTCTCGTCAATACTTTGCAGGTAATAATAGTTGTAATGGAACAACCATGCAATTCTCGCCCTTTTATATGGGCAATGATACTATTCCTTTCGATCACACAGGGTATGTACGGAGCAATAACTTCGGCGTACAGTTAAACTTCTCAGTACCACTAGATGGTGGCATGGTAGAAACCTGTAAAGGTATCGCCCGTAAACACGAACAAAAGATGCGTCTTGACTATGAATTAGTCAGAGCACTTAAGTGTACAGAAATTATGAAGTCAGGTTTTACCTTTAGACCTGGCAGTCGTGTCGAAATTCTTTGTCATGACATCGTACCAATCGTTTCAATTAAATAATGGAAGCAATAGTCGCTGCTGTCATTGCTTTAATAGCTGGTGGCGCAACTCTGAATAACAGATTACACAATCGAATAAATAATGTACATGATCGCATTAGTGGTCTTGACAGACGTATCGACGCTATTGAACTTAACGTGGCTCAGGACTATGTATCTAAAGCTGATTTATCAGTCATGGTTCAGCGTATGGAAGATCATATGGTGCGTATTGAAAACAAACTAGACCAAATTGTCCTTAGAAATTAATTATGTCTTACAACGTAGTAGATCTTCGTACTCAAAAAGTACTTGGTACTTATGAAACTGCTGATCAAGCAGTACGTGCAGAATCACACCTCGTGCATGAACCAGGTGAAACATGGTATGCAATTGAAGCACCCGTAGTAAAGAAAACACGAGCCAAGAAAGCTAATGTCAAAAAACAAAGCGAGTGAAGAACAATTTAATGAGCTACACAATCTAGTTACTACTGAGTTTCTAAACCGTGTTAAATCTGGTGAGGCAACTACTCAAGATTTAAAAGCAGCTTGTGATTGGTTATCAAAGAATGACATCAGTGGTGTCGCCTTTGATGGTAACTCACTTGATAAATTGGCTAACATTATGCCAACTGTTGACCCAGAACTAGTCCAACGGAGGCTATATGGCTCGAAGCTCTAAACATAGCGGTGCTAAATTCGCTAATGGTAACTATAAATCATATCAGAAAGCATATGATGGTTCCAAACTACAAATCTCAAAGAGGTCTGCTTTAAATAAAGAAAACCGCCGACGCGGTACTTATGGTAATGGTGACGGTAAAGATGTATCACACAAGAAAAATGGTAAAACATTTCTTGAAAAAGCATCTAAAAACCGAGCACGTAAAGGCCGAGCATGACCCCACTACTTCCAACTCCTGATCACTACCTATACAACTTAATAACCATGACATCCTCTGAAGCAAAGCGCCTTTGGAGGCGCAGTATTAAATTACACTTTGGCTGCACATGTGTTTATTGTGGAGAAACTTATGAATTACACGAACTTACTCTGGACCATGTACATCCTCGTTCTCTTGGGGGCGAAAATGTCAATACGAATGTCGTCCCCGCATGTACCAGATGCAATCAGGATAAAGGAAGTAACCATTGGCAATCATGGATGAGAGCCAAATTTGGAGTTAATAAACTCCGTGAACACTTAATTATGGAGTATATTAATTAATGAATGAAGAAGGTAACCCCCTTGGTTTAAATTATAATTATACACCTACAGCTGGTGATGTATTTGAAGGGGTTGTTAATTATCTTGGTGGCGTTGCACGTTTTTACCAAAAAACAGTTCCTCAATTTTTTACTGGTGTCCGTCGAGGTATTAAAGAAGAAGCTGAGGCACCGTCACCTCTGACAAACACACTTAATCCTATTCAAGCAGCTGGTGAACTAACAACTGCATATAGTCAATCAGAATCAAAAGCTTTAGAACAGGTAGCTAGTGGTGTTGAGTCTATTGGTTTACCTGAACCTGTTGCTGGAGCTGCTGCTTTAGCAGTTAGTCCGTTTATCCCAGGACCAGCTGAAGCAGGTTTAATCATGAAAGGTGGTACTGCAGTGTTAGGTGCTGTTACTATTAACAACCCTAAAGTTTTAAAAACTACTGGCCGACAACTTGGAGAAGAAATTATTGAAAATGATCCAAAGTTAGCAAAACATTTAACTGAACGATCAGTAAATATGCAAAGACTTGAAAACCAAATTGATCGTGGTTTAGAATTGCAAAAGGTATATCGAAAAGATCTTAATAAAAGACCAGAGTGGAAAACAGCTCAACGTCAAGTTAAAAAAGGTAGACCAGCTCTCTATTCTGAAACATCAAACGTAAAACCATTTACTGAACAAGATCCACAACAATATGGCACTTCAACTAAAGCAACTAAACAAGTAAAAGAAGATTGGATTAAAGAAAGAGTTGCGAAAAATTTAAAAATAACTGAAAAGGTACATGAACACCATTTAGTAACTAAAGGTGGGACTTCAGCAGCTTTTAGAAAAATGGAAGATTTTATCAAAAAAGGTAAAGCTCATCCAGATGATTTAGTTGTTATGTTTGAGTATGCTGAGAAAAAAGGTGTGGCTCCGGGAGATCGTTTGTCTAATATTGCAATGATCCAAGATACACCTCATAGTGAATTACACAAACAAGTTTTAATTCCAGCTGGAGATGAATTTAAGCAAGCACAATGGGATAAAATTTTAAAAGAGTTAAAAACTCCTGAGAATTTAATGGATTGGTGGGTTGATCAAGTAGACAACAATTATGTACCTAATAAAAATACAGGTTTAATTTGGCAAGATTTAGATGACCTAATTAAAGAAGTTCGTAACAGTCCCTAAAATCCCCTCTAACCACCCTTCCACCTACTCTACGCTAGATTGTACCTATGAACACTTTAGACCTCCTTAAAGACGATTTTAAGCTATTCTTACAGGCTTTATGGAATGAACTCGACCTACCAAATCCTACACGTGCCCAATATGCAATTGCTGATTACCTTCAACATGGTCCAAAGCGTTTACAGATCCAAGCATTTCGGGGAGTTGGTAAGAGCTGGATTACTGGTGCTTTTGTTCTGTGGACTCTCTTTATTAACCCCGAAAAAAAGATAATGATTATCTCTGCATCTAAAGAACGTGCAGATAACATGTCTATCTTTCTACAAAAGTTAATTATTGAAACACCATGGTTAAAGCATTTACAACCCAAAGGCGACGACTCTCGTTGGTCGCGAATCAGCTTCGACGTTTCTTGTTCCCCCCACCAAGCACCTTCCGTCAAGTCTGTCGGGATTACAGGCCAACTGACCGGTTCTCGCGCTGACTTAATGATCTTAGATGACATTGAAGTTCCTGGTAACTCAATGACTGAATTCATGAGAGAGAAACTTCTACAGTTATGTACTGAAGCTGAATCTATTCTCACTCCTAAATCAGATAGCCGTATTATGTTCCTCGGAACACCTCAGACTACCTTTACTGTATATCGTAAACTAGCAGAACGAGCTTACAAACCATTCGTTTGGCCTGCTAGATACCCACGTAAAGTTAGTCAATACGAAGGTCTACTAGCACCACAACTTGTCGAAGACATCGATAAAGGTGCTAAGAAATGGGAAGTAACAGATGATAGATTTGATAATGATGACCTGATTGAACGTGAAGCATCAATGGGTCGTAGCAACTTTATGTTGCAATTTATGTTAGACACAAGCTTATCTGATGCAGAAAAATTCCCTCTTAAATGTGCTGACCTTATTGTTACTTCTGTTAACCCCACTACTGCACCTGAATCCATCGTATGGTGCTCCGATCCCCAAAACGTTATCAAAGACCTCCCAACGGTTGGTCTACCT